TCATCTACAATCTTGCGCGGGGCTGAACTCCCGCTGAGTAACACCGTGCCACCGGAGAAAACCGATGGCACGCAACGCAAAATATTACAATCATGATAATTCGACCGTTCTTGCCCACACGCACGAGCGGTATTCTCATGCATTTAAGTCAGACTGGTACCAGCATCCCCCATGCACTGAAGAACAGGCCGAGTGGCTAATTCAGTGCTACCGCAGACACGGATACGAGATTAAGAAAGCCCTCAGCCTCGATTATCGTCACTGGATAATCTCCGTCAGGCTCCCTTACTCCGAACGGCCACCGCGTCCGTCCCGCACATTCCAGCAACGCATCTGGAGGTAACGTGCGGGTATTACTTCGACCTGTTCTGGTACCGGAACTTGGGCTGGTGGTGCTAAAACCGGGCCGTGAATCCATGCCGGTATTCCACAATACCCGGGTACTGGTGGAGCCGGAACCGAAAAGCATGCGTAATCTGTCGTCCGGGGTCGTTCCTGCCGTTCGCCAGCCGCTGGCGGAGGATAAATCATTACTGCCATTTTTCAGCGACGAACGAGTGATTCGTGCTGCTGGTGGCGCTGGCGCATTGTCTGACTGGTTACTGCGCCATGTTAAATCCTGCCAGTGGCCACACGGCGATTATCACCACAGTGAAACCGTCATTCACCGTTATGGTACCGGCGCAATGGTGTTGTGCTGGCACTGCGACAACCAGCTGCGCGACCAGACCTCCGAATCACTCGGGCAACTTGCTCACCAAAACCTGTCTGCATGGATGATTGACGTCATACGCCATGCAATGAATGGCTCGCAGGAACGGGAATTATCGCTGGCTGAATTATCCTGGTGGGCGGTCCGCAATCAGGTGGCGGACGCGCTACCGGAAGCGGTATTACGTCGTTCGCTGGGGTTGCGTGCGGAAAAAATCCGCTCAATGTACCGTGAAAGCGACATCGTACCGGGAGAGCAGACCGCCACCAGCATACTGAAACAGCGCACAAAAAATCTTGCGCCGCTGCCTCACGCCCACCAGCAACAGAACCCACCACAGGAAAAGACGGTGGTCAGCATTGCCGTTGATCCGGAATCTCCGGCTCAGTATCTCCAGCGCCAGAAACCACAACGGGAAGAGATGCCTGTATACACGCGCTGGGTAAAAACGCAGAAATGCATGACGTGTGGCAATCAGGCAGATGATCCGCATCACATCATTGGTCATGGACTGGGAGGGATGGGAACAAAGGCTGACGATTTGTTTGTTATTCCGCTGTGTCGTAAATGCCATAACGAACTACACGCCGGGGTAAAAGATTTTGAAGAAAAACACGGTAGTCAGTTGTTGTTGCTGATTCGTTTTTTAATGCACGCGAGAAATTCGGGTGTTCTGAAGTGGAAAGCATAAATGACCGAACGCATAGAATTTGTTTTGCCTTACTCGCCGACGGTGAACACTTACTGGCGACGCCGTGGCAGCACATATTTTGTATCAAAAGCCGGGGAGCGTTATCGCCGGGCAGTGGCGCTTATTGTTCGCCAGCAGCGACTGAAATTAAGCCTGTCCGGACGGCTGGCAATAAAAATTATTGCAGAGCCACCGGATAAGCGTCGTCGTGACCTGGACAATATTCTGAAAGCACCACTGGATGCGCTGACGCACGCGGGGTTGTTAATGGACGATGAGCAGTTTGATGAAATCAATATTGTACGTGGCCAGCCAGTATCTGGTGGACGGCTGGAGATAAGAATTACAGAGGTGGGTGTGCATGAATAACCAGTATTTACAGTTTGTTCGTGAGCAACTCATGATTGCCACTGCAGATCTCAGTGGGTCGACAAAATGCCAGCTGGAAGCCTGGCAGGAAAATGCCCTGTTCGATACAGGGCGTTACAGACGCAAAAAAATTCGTTACCGCGATGAGGTAACCGGAAAAATGATCACGCGGGATAATCCCCCGATCCAGGGTAAACAATCACTGGCGAAAGGCTCATCAATTGCGCTGGTCAGTCCTGTTGAGTTTGCAACATCATCGTGGCGGCGTGCTGTTCTGGAACTGGAAGAACATCAGAAGGCGTGGTTGTTGTGGTGTTATGGCGGAAACATTTGCTGGGAGCATCAGATCGCGATAACGCAGTGGGGGTGGAGTGAATTTAAAACTCAGTCCGGCTCCAGAAAAATTGCAGTGAAAACGCTGGAGCGTGTGAAGAAGTTGATCTGGCTGGCGGCACAGGATGTCAGAGGATGGGTTACCGGGTGTGAGGTCTACCAGAGACAGGAGCTTGCCAGACTGTGTGGAGTTAAGCCTGATAACTGGAGCCATAATTATGCGAACTACTGGCGTGAGATGTGCGATATTTTTAAGCGCCTCGATAGAGAATCCTTGATTTGCTCCGTGAAAATAAGAGCGCAACAAAAAGCGACCTTTTCACGACGAGATATTGCAAAAGTCAATTAAATCGCGTATGTTTCGTATAAATCTGATATTTTGCCGATTTTGTACGTGATGGCAAAGTAAGAAAAAACCACCGCCAGGTGGTTTTTTTTATGTCCGAAAATCGCGTCAGTACAGTAAACGCGCTGGTGGTTGCGAATACGGGTCTTTCAGCTTGCCGGCTTTTTCGACAAGAGTTATTGGTATGTCACGTTAACCGGAAAAGGGAAAAAGACATGCTAAAACAGCAGGATATGACAGAAGCCGCCAGAGTGGTGTTTAATGAATTAAGCGTTACCGACCCGGCGACAGTCAGGGAGATTGCACAGAATACTTACCTTTCACGCGAACGCTGCCAGTTAATACTGACCCAGCTTGTTATGGCGGGTCTGGCAGACTATCAGTTTGGTTGTTACAGACACCTTCAGTCCTGAAGGCTTTTTTATTTGTGGTAAATGGGCGGCTGGTGGGTGTGGTGGTTGTTGCTTTCCCGTTGCTGAAAAAGAAAACGCCAGACTGTTAGCCGGGTATCAGTTAGCGGGAGAAATTTTTAAATACTTCACAATTCAGGCGGTTGACTGTTGTCTGGTTTGCGGGGAGTTTGTTAAAAGAAACTGGCATGGTGAATCCCCCTGTGCGGAGGGGCAATCAGCGAGTAGGTATATGGGATAATCGCGGATTCAGGTGCTGGTACTGAATTCACCGGGAGGCACCCGGCACCATGCAATGGCACATAGCGCCACTCTCCAGCCCCTCTCCGGAGGGGCTGTTTATATTGATTTTGTCAGATGTGAGTAAACTCCTTATGGACTTTGTTGTTTTAGCCCATAAGGACATATTTGCAGAGTGCAACGGTTATTAAAGCATTCATTCAATACGTTATCTGTATTTGTAGGGCATTCCTGGCTGTTTTTGATTAAATTCCAGAATGTTTTATTGAATGGTACTACGTTGTAAATGGTTACAGGTAGCACTTTGTTATTGAGCATGATACCTGTGTGAGTCAGTGTAAATATACTTTCAGGAGGTAAGAAAGCATCCGATTGATACCAGATTATTAATTTTATTTTACTCCATATGACTGAAAAAGATATTCCGCATGATGGCTGGATAACTGTATCAATCACAATCCACTTCATTTAGTTTCCTTGTTTATGCCTTGCTGGTGATGTTCTGAAAAGTATAAATGATATTTTTGATTGTAAACCATAGAGCAGAATTATTTTTCTGATGTTGTTTATTGTTTATTTAAATGCAGGGTGGTTTATATCTCGTCTTGTAGTTTATCCATGCATATCTGCTTGATGATGAGGTTTTTATTTAAGGTATGGTTTTGTGTTTTTTCTGTATTACATGTCAGGTATTTTAAAGAATCATTTTTCAGATGGTGGAAAGAACCATGGCATTTAAACACTATGATGTTGTCAGGGCGGCGTCGCCGTCAGATCTTGCGGAAAAGCTGACACATAAACTGAAAGAGGGCTGGCAGCCGTTTGGTAGTCCGGTGGCCATAACCCCTTATACCCTGATGCAGGCGATTGCAGCAGAAGGTGATGTGGTGGTCAGTGGTGCAACTGAGCCGGAGTGATACTACGTCATCGTACTGGCCCGGCATTCCAGGCCATAAAAGACGGTCTGGCAGTGGGACTAAATGCACTGACGCTGACGGATATTACCAAAAATGCAACGTATGGCGTTGAGATAGAAAGTCTGGTGCTGGAGATAAATGCACCGGCATCATCATAAAAAGTGAGCCAGTCAAATGGAAGGTATCGTTAAACTCACCGGTAGTGTCAGTGGGTCGTCTGAGACGCCTGCATGAGTTATCAGAGCCATCAGTACTTAACTGGTGGCTTTTTTATTGTTGTCAGCTTCCGGATAACGGGAGACGGGGTATGTACCAGATGGAAAAAATCACAACAGGTGTGTCATACACCACGTCAGCGGTGGGAACGGGCTACTGGTTCCTGCAGTTGCTGGACAGGGTTTCCCCGTCTCAGTGGGCGGCAATAGGCGTGCTGGGGAGTCTGCTGTTTGGGCTGCTGACATATCTGACTAACCTGTATTTCAAAATCAAAGAGGACCGGCGTAAGGCGGCGCGGGGAGAGTAAAGTGATGAATAAAAAATATGAACTGGTTGTTAAGGGGATAAATAATTACGGGGATAAGGTTACTGTTACTGTGAAGTCGGAAGGTGACGGGCAAGCGTCGCTGTTGTTGCCAGATGTGGCGATTAGTCTTGACCGTACTGAAGGTGCCACGCTGGAGTTTTACGAAGCTGAGGCGAAAAAGCAGGCGAAGCAGTTTTTCATGGATGTTGCTGCCGGGTTATGTGAATGGAACGAACCGTTGCCGGAAAAGCGCCCCGTAATTTTAGAGGCGCAGGATGTGTTGATAACCTACAAAGGAAAGCTACCGGGAAGAATTACTTGTTCTCTGAAGATGCCGCCGTCAACACTGCGGTCAGAAAAAGATGATGTTGAATCACGTATTGAAAAACTGGAGAGCTACGTCGTTGAGCTGAATAAGAAATGGTCGATATTGGTGCCTTCTGGCGATGAAAAGCAGTTTGCTGCGTTTGACGATTATTGTCGGAAAGTGATGAGCAGAAATCTCGCAGAGTGTTTCAGTATTCATAATGATAATTTCAGTGACCCGGAATGGGAGTGTAACCGGCCATCCTTTGTTGTATCCGGTGATGCTGGGAAAATAACCATCTCAGAAAATGGGAAAGTAACACCTCCATCGCACCAGCACAGTGAGGAGCTCATTGAATTTGCCATTGATTACCTGAAGAACAATAAAAAGCAGGGGCTGATGAAGCGCGTTGGCCGTTGCATGG